ACATAACTGTAGTTGATCCAATTACTGTATCTCCTAAACAAAGAGAGGTAATTGTGTTAAAAGTTAAAAACAGTATTAACAAAATGCCAGAAGAGGATAAGAAAATAATGAAGCTGTATATGTATGAGATTCCTAGCATTAGGAAAATATCTAAAGCTTTAAGCAAAGGAACAAAGACAATTCAACTGAAGATTAAAAATTGTAAACAAATAATAAAAAAAGAAGTATATGAGTTTAGACAAACAGCCTAGAGGATTAGGCGATCAAATTGAAAGATTTACTGAAGCAACAGGAATAAAGAAATTAGTTCATTGGGCATTTGGAGAGGATTGTGGATGCCGAGAACGTAAGGAGTATTTAAATAGATTATTTCCAAGAAGTCAAAAGCCAGAATGTTTAGTAGAAAAGGAATACAAGTATTTAAAAAGAGTAAATCTATATAAACAGACTACTCTTTCTGCTGCACATCAAAGGGGGATTTTAAAAATTTACAATAGAATCTTTAAAAAACAAAGAGAGTTTAGTAGCTGCTCTAGTTGTGTTATCACTTTAGTTAATGAAATGAAATTAGTTTTAAAAGCATATGAGAATGAGTAAACTAAAAATATTAAATCTATATGCTTGTTTAGGAGGTAATAGATACAAGTGGGGGGATGAACACGAAATTACGGCCGTTGAATGGGATGAAGAACTAGGTAGGTTATACCAAGAACGATTTCCTAATGATACAGTTATAGTTGCAGATGCCCACCAATATTTATTAGACCATTATAAAGAGTTTGATTTTATATGGAGTTCTCCTCCTTGTCCAAGTCATAGCAGAATAAACATTAGTCAATATACTAGAGATAGTTGGAAGCCTAGATTTCCAGACATGAAACTATATGAGGAAATAATATTTTTAGATAAATATTTTAAAGGAAAATATGTTGTAGAAAATGTAATTCCATTTTACACTCCATTAATTCCAGCACTAGAAAGAAACAGACATTTATATTGGACTAATTTTAATTTGCCAAAAACTGTAAGTAATAGAAAAAACCCAGATTTATCAAGGACTAAAAATTTAGTAAAAGTTTTGTCAGAGTTTCATGATTACGATTTTACAAAGTATAATGGTAAACAATCAAAGCAAAAAATAGCTAGAAATTTAGTAGACTATGAAGCTGGTAAAACAATTTTAGATACACTACTTGGAATAAGAATAAAAGAGAACATAAAACAAACTGAGCTATTTGTATGAACAGTATAACCATTCCTTCTAAAGTACATAACGGAACTCTAGTTAATAACAAGGGTAAAATATCTAATGCTATTAAACACTTTGAAGGTAAAGAGATAGAGATAGTCGTTAAGCAAAGAAAGAAGCTTAGAAGTCATCCACAGAACTCCTACTACTTTGGTGTTATAATACCACTTACTATAAATGCAGTTAGTGATGAGTGGGGGGAAATTTGGGATGCTCATAAGACTCATGACTTTTATAAGACTATGTTTCTATATGAGGAGGTTACTCATTATGATACTGGAGAAGTAATTAAGATACCTAAATCAAGTACAGACAACTCTACCATTCAGCAAGAGCAATATCATTTAAAATGCATAGAGTTTCTAAAAGAGTGGTTTAATGTGTATGTACCATTACCTAACGAACATTTAAAAATAAGCTAATGTTATATAACCAAGACTGTTTAGAAGCTATGAAAGAAATGTCAGACAATCAGTTTGATTTAGCTATTGTTGATCCTCCTTATGGTATTGATGCAGAAAATGGTTTTGGACAATCTAACAATAAAAAAATACACAAAAAATTTAAAAAATGGGATAAACAAACTCCTTCAAAAAATTATTTTACAGAATTATTTAGGGTTAGTAAAAATCAAATAATTTGGGGAGGAAACTATTTTGAATTACCACCAACAAGATGTTTTATTATATGGGATAAATTACAACAAGGTAAAAATTTTTCTGATTGTGAAATGGCTTGGACTTCTTTTAATAAAATAGCTAAAATATATAAATTAAGATATTTAGCACCATACGAATGTAATGTAAATAACACTATAAAAAGAATCCACCCTACGCAAAAAAGAATTAAGCTATATGAGTGGCTATTAATGAATTATGCAAAAGAAGGAGATACAATATTAGATACACATTTAGGTAGTGGCTCAATAGCTATAGCCTGTCATAATTTAGGATATGACTTAACAGGTTACGAAATAGACAAAGAATACTTTGATGCAAGTATAAAAAGATTACAACAACATAAAGCACAATTAAGAATAGAAATATAAAAATAAACTAATGAATAAAGAAGAAGCTATTTTAAAATTAGAAAATGAGTTATATAACCCACAACCTAAAACAGATCATATTCTATTAGAAAAAATATATTCTGGAGTATATATGTATCAAGATTATATAATTCAAAAGGTAAATCAAACAATAAAATACAGACCATTTAATTATGATTGGAAAATATATAGAAACGAAAGATATATAATAACTGTTCCAACATTAGAAAGAGCTAGACAATACTTTAACAGTATAGAAAAATAAGCTATTGATAACTGTAAATTCTTTAAGTGGAGGTAAGACATCTAGTTATATAGCTGCTAATTATAAAGCAGATTATAATGTGTTTTCTTTAGTTAGAACGCTAGATAAAAATTGTTTATTTCCAGATCACAAAATAAGACAGGAAATAAGTGATAAGCTTGGAGTTGAATTTATAGGAACTTTAGAAGAGAATGCTATTATATATACTATGCTAGATTTAGAACAATTTATAGGAAGCAAGATTGATTGGGTTACTGGTAAAACATTTGATGAAATAATTAATAGAAATGGTAAAAGATATTTACCTAATGTTACTCAAAGATTTTGTACTACAGAAATGAAACTACAACCAATATTTAACTGGTGGAAAAAAAATATAAATAAAGTAGTAGAGATGAGAATTGGCTTTAGAGCTAACGAGCAAAGCAGAGCTAAAACAATGATTTCTAAAACAAATAAAAACGGAAACTTAGAATTTAAAACTATAGTAGGTAAACGTAAAGGAATAACTAATCAAAACAAATGGGCAGATATTGAGTGGCAAAAACCAAACTTTCCATTAATAAAAGATAATATCTATAAAGATAATGTAGATCAGTATTGGAAAGATAAACCTGTGAGATTTGCTTATATGAATAATTGTGTAGGATGTTTTCATAGAACTCCAGTACTACTTAAACACATGAGCGAAAAGTATCCAGAAAAATACCAATGGTTTGTAGATGCAGAGGAAGATGGATATGGAGCTAGAACATTTAAAAACGGAATGAGCTATAAACAAATAAGAAACAGTTTAACACAAGTTAAATTATTTGATAATGATTTTAATGATTGTGATTCAGGATATTGTGGAGTATAAATTTTTGATTAATCAAAGTTTTTCAAAACTAATAAAAATATGAAAATAGAAAATAGAGGAGGTAAAAGAGATGGAGCTGGTAGAAAGCCAAAAGCTTCAGAGCAAAAACTAATAGAGAGATTAGATAGAATAATAGATGAGGATGAAGTACTGCAAGTTCTTAAACAACTTATTAAAGATGGAGATTTAAGAGCTGTGCAACTATATCTAAGCTATCGTAGAGGGAAGCCAAAAGATACTATGGATTTAAATACAACAGGCGAAGGAATAGGAATCAACTTCAAAGACTTAATAACTGCTATTAAGAAAAATGATTAATGACAAGTTTTTAATTTGGGATGAAGTAGATACCAGATATTTTATATTTACTGGTGGAAGAGGTTCAGGTAAATCATTTGGAGTAGCTACTAGCCTATTGCTTTTAATAATGACAGAGTCTGGGCATAATGTTTTATTCACTAGATATACTTTACGTTCAGCAAACATTTCTATCATTCCAGAATTTAAAGAGAAGATTGAAATGCTTGGTTATGAAAATAACTTTTATGCAACCAAAGATGAAATTATAAATAAATCCACAGGAAGCAAGATATTATTTAGAGGAATTAAAACTAGCTCTGGAGATCAAACAGCTAATCTTAAATCATTACAAGGCATTACAACATGGGTTATGGATGAAGCTGAGGAATTAGTAGATGAAGATATATTTGATAAAATAGATTTATCGGTAAGACAAAAAGGAAGGGATAATAGAATAATACTTATACTAAACCCTACTACTAAAGAGCATTGGATATATGAAAGGTTTTTTGAAAGCAAAGGAATACAAGCTGGTATTAATGCTAAAACTAAAGACATCTGCTATGTTCATACAACTTATAAAGACAATTTAGAAAACCTCTCCCAAAGTTATTTAAATAGAATAGCAGAGATTAAAAAACACAGACCAGAAAAGTATAAGCATCAAATGTTAGGAGGATGGCTAGATAAAGCTGAGGGAGTAATATTTAACAATTGGAAACTAGGAGAGTTTAGAGAAGTAGCTACATCAGTATATGGGCAAGATTTTGGTTTTAGTAATGATCCTACAACCTTAGTACAAACTAGCATAGACAAAGCAAATAAAATTATATATGTTAAAGAGTGTATTCATCAAACACATTTAACCACTTCACAAATAGCACACCTAAATCAAAGGTTTGCTGGAGATAGTTTAATAGTAGCTGATTCAGCTGAACCAAGACTTATAAGCGAACTTTCCAGAGATTGTAATATAGTTCCAGCTATTAAAGGGCAAGGCTCAATAACCTTTGGAATAAGTCTATTACAAGACTTTGGCTTGGTAATTGATCCTAATAGTTTAAACCTAGTAAAGGAACTAAACAACTACTGTTGGCTTGAAAAGAAATCAAGAACTCCAATAGATAAATTTAATCATTTACTAGATGCACTTAGATACTCTATATCGTATCAACTTCAGAATCCTAATCAAGGTCAGTATCACATTTATTAATTTAATAAATAACAAATGAAAAAATTACTAATATTATTACTATTAATCAGCTCTTGTGCAACTCATAAAACTGAATATACATTTGTTAAAGTACTAGGAGTAACACCTACTGGAGATACAATATTAATTGATGTCAATTCTTTAAGACCAAAAATCTA